ACCTGTTGAACTAGTTAAAGTAACTTTACCGCCAACATTAGAAGCAACAATGTCACTTGATGCTGTACTGAATGCTGAGTTGAAGTCTTGAATCATATCATCAACACTTGCGTTGCCGTCTGCGTCACTGTCTGTTCTAAACTGAACATTGATGTTACTGCTTGATGTTCGACTGTCATTTACGATAATACTTACTGTAGAACCTGTATGACCTGTTAAACTTATTGCTGTATCTGTTAAAGCATTTGATCCTTGTACTACTAAAGTACTAGAACCATTATGTCTTAAAATTTCTAATTCTCCTGCTAATACAGGATCATCGTCACCGTCTTGATTTCTGTTTGCAATGTATGTGCCTGATGCAACACTATTACCGTTTGTTGTAAAATAGTTATGCGTACTGCTCCATACTTCTGGATTTACTAAACTAAATGCACCAGTTGATGAATTGTAAACTTTAACGGCAATGTTTGAACCGTTGTTTAATGTATCATACTGGAATAATAAATCTCCGTTTGCTAAAGCACCACCACTGTTCTGTGTGGTTGGTAATGAAGCGAAACTTGCCATTTGGAAGTCTTTGCTAACAACATCTTTGAAACTTGTTTCGTTTGTTGTTAATTGATACCAAGTATCTGAATACTTAAGATAGAACTTAATCAAACTACTTGCCGCACCAGCACTTGTCATTGTGACAACTGCTAAAGAGCCATTCTGTAATACAGACGCCTTTGGTGCACCACTACTAGCGATTTGGTCTTTTGAAAGTACTGTGTAACTTGCAACGTCCCATTTACTTGTAGTTGAGTTGTATTGTTTAATTCCAAATTTTGAATTTGGTGTGTCGAGCCATATAGCACCATTAGTTGGTGATACTGTTGGAGCATTAACAGAACCTGCTAAGTCTCCTAAGTCTATATCTGCTCTTAGTATGTAGGCTCTGCTAGAGATACCTAAAAAACTGTGAGCGGCTAATAAGCCGTACTCATTAATTGCTGATCCGTGTTGTTGTGAACCACCAGATGAATAAAAAAGAGGATCTCCATAACTCTGAAGTAACTCTCTTTGACTTGTAATCAGTTTTAATTTACCTGCCTCAGCGGCTGTAGTAAAAGAAGCAGTTCCACTGCCATCTGGATTACTTTTGTCTTGTTTTGTTGCTATAATTAGCAATGGCACCGTACCTTGTGAGGCCGGCGTGTAAAACGATTCGTCTGTAGTGGTTATACTAACACCGGGGGATGTCAATGTAGCCATAATTTTCTCCTAATAAAAACATTTTTAATGTTACTACTATTTACCTAAATCTGTTGTTTTAGTGCGGTATTAGAATATAGCAGAACTGCTAATTTTTAAAAATTATGATAAATAACCGATTTTATACTAAATCGAAGTTTTGGTGTGGTTTTTGTTCTGTTGCAACGTAATCTGTGTTAATTTTCAGTACTTCAGAATCAAGGTCTTCCAGTGTGCCGTTGTTGTTTATAACGTCATCAAATTCATAACCTACCCAATCCCATTCACTTGAATGAACGTGTCTATAATTGGTATTCATTATGTGCAATGCTTTAGGATCTCCAGTATTTGCCTTGACAGCATAATCGTACCATTCTGGTATGTTTCCTCTTATAACGTGATAAACTTTGCCGCCTAGTTTCTTTATAAAGTCTAATTCATTTACAAATCTACAATCACTTATGATTACACACTTGTGGTTTTTATGCTGTTGAAGTATTCTATATTCTAGACTTGATAACCAAATATCTTTATTAAAGTGGTCTCTTAATACATCTGTTCCTATAAGTTGTAATGCTAATCTAGGTGTAAATCCTTTTATACCTAACTTGCCGCTCCAGTATAAATCGATAGTTTCTCTAAACTCTCTGCTTTTTTGACTTTGACCTTCTAGTAATTCTCTATCCCAACCAAATATACTTGCACATACACTTTTGAGAGGTCCTGCAAAACTTTCTTGAACACAACCGGTTTCAACCAATTTTGTGGCTACCGAGTCTTTGCCCGAGCCTATAAATCCTACTAAACCGATTATTCTATTTGACATTATCCAATTACAAAGCCTAAATGTTTATTTCCTTCTTCCATATTGTTTATAGCCGCCAATAGTCTTTCTTTGTCAGCCATTGATTCCTGTTTTAATGCATCACCGTTAAGTGTAACTGCTCCACCTGGTCCAGGTAAACCGCCTGGGAATTTACTTCTTGCTTCTCCTAACATCATTTTACATTCTGCTAAGGCCCAATCTGCAATCCAAGGTTTCGCATAATTGTCGTTAAGCAATATTTCCTCAGGTACATAGTTATATACTCCAATGGAAATATCTTCTTCGTGTTTAATGGCTCTTAATATTTTTAAAACTTTAGTATTTGGATTAAATGTAAAGTCGTACTCACTACCAAATATTCTTCCTAATGTTTCTTTGTATTGAGCAAATGCATCAAAAACTGCTAATCCGCCAATTTGTCCTGCTTGTACCATATACATATTATGGAATGCAACATCAAATGGATCAAAGTTAGTGCCACCTGTTGATGTGGAACTTACTCCTCTTCTATAAACTTTTCTAACATTTAGTACTTCTGCAGGCAAACTGTATTCTTGAACGTCTACTAGAGTAGATAAAAATACATAACTTTCTTCACTTGCAACGTCACTACGAGACCTTAATATATCAACTGCTTTGGATATAGCAAGATTATAGTGTTCTGGATCTAATTCTACATCAACCATACCGTCGCCTAAACGAAGTTTGATTTCAGTTATTAATTTATTTTTGTTGGTCTCGGATGAACTCATACAAGTATTTATCTAAAACGTTGTTAGCAAAATAGTATGTTCATTTATTCTACCGTTCATTTTAGTACCAGTAGTTGTTAGTTCGTCGAAACTTTTAGCAAATTTAGTTTTTGCTTTACCTGTCCAGTTGCTAATCTGCTCTGCTGGCTTACGCAATGTCTTTTGTACACTTTCTTTTTCATCGAAATCTTGTATAGTTGTGCCTTTGACCATTAATCCTGCACCTGGTCTATTCATTGCTTTAGGGTCTTTGCTTGTTGCGTGGTATACACCTATCTTTCTATTCTTTGTGTTGTATACCCATAGTTCATTGCAGTTAACGATGTCTGTGGGTGCGACAGAAGCCAATCCTAACTCACCGAAGGCTTCCAAATACTTTAATTTTTTAATAATAGAATCTTTGCTTCTTGCCCTAGGCTTTCTTGCTTTACGGTTTGACTTTGCTTGATTTATAACTGTGTCACAAGCAGTTTCAATCTTTTCAAAGAATGCCAAATAGTCTTTTCTCATTTTGACAGTCATAAAATTGTAGCCTTCTTTGATATCTTCATCTTGCCACTCAACAACTTCTTTTGCTTCTGCTTTAGCACACTCATAAGATTCTGCAATCAGTTTGGCGTGGTTAGCCTTTACAGCAGGTTGATACGACAACATCATCTTGTATGGATCAAAATCTTTAACAGTTTTGTCGCCTGAGATAAAATCATCCAAGTATGCTTCAAAGTCTCCCAGCAAGTCTGTAATCTGTTCTTGCATTCTATCTTTGATAGTAACAATCTTGACTTGCTTTTTCTCTTGCTTTTCTTTCTTTTCCAAAATTGCTGTCTTGCCTCTTGTAATCCATTCTAATTTACGTTTTTCCAAATGTTTTTTGAAGCCTTCACTTAGATATCCTAGTTTGGCTTCTATAAAGAATGAAGTGCCACAGGCAGTAAATGCCCAATCTGGATTTGCTAGGATAAGTTTTATGTCTTCCTTATCCCACTCTGATTTGTTCTTTATCCAATTCTTTGCCGCGGCAACTGTTTGTTTACTTTTAATCTCTGTTCGAACAAAGTACTCGCATTCTTTAAATGCTTTCTCTCGTTCTGCAACATCAGTCAAAAGTTTAAGTGTTTTCCACTCTGGTTCTTTTGTGATAAAGACTGAACGTGTTTTAGTTTTTCTTCTTGGCATCTACTATTTTTATCTCTACTAGTTCATTTTTGACTATAAACTGGATCCATTCGGGCCAATTTTTAAATCCTAGTATATTTTTAGGATTTTTAAATGCGTTCTTTTCAGCATAGAATTCGCTTATCTCAACTATGCCTTCCGCTTTACCCAAAGTACGTCCGTGTTCGTAGCCTTTGTTATAACAGTAAGTCGAATAAAGTGCACCTATTAAAGTGAATGCAAATATCGTCGTTTCCATAAATGTTCTCCTGTTATGGTTATTATATATGCCTTTGGGCACAAAGTCAATACAAAATAGAATCGAAGAACGATAAATAGTGTTATGCCTAAAATAAGTTTATGGAATCCGGAAAAGACAAACGACTACTACTTTACAAGTAGAATAGTCGGTGAGCATCTATTCTCAGGTGGCACAGGAATATTTGTTCACAAGTATTTGGGTGTTGCGGAAGATGTATCAGATGGAAATGACTATACTCAGAAAAGTCCTTTGAACTATTACGACAGTGATGGTAATAAAAGAACTGGAGAGTCTGTAATACAAGATTTATTGTTTTTAGAAAACAGAGATAGAATTTACAGTCAAGATGTTTATGAACTTAGAGGAGCCTACGATATAGGCGATAGTGATTTTGATATGACACAGTTTGGATTATTCTTATCCAACGATACTGTGTTTATAAATTTCCATATCGAAAGTATGGTAGATGCTTTGGGCAGAAAGTTAATGGCAGGTGATGTAATTGAGTTACCTCATCTAAGAGATGATTTATTACTGGACGACAGAGAAGAAGCAATTAATAGATTTTATGTTGTTCAAGATGGCAGTAGACCAGCATCAGGATTTGATCCAAGATGGTGGCCTCACTTGTGGAGAGTCAAGTGTGGACCAATTACAGATTCACAAGAATACAGAGATATTATTGGAACTGGAGAAGAAATTGGTGACCTTAGAGATGCTATTAGTACATACCAAGATGAGATTGATATCTCTGATGCTATTGTGCAACAAGCAGAAAATGATGTTCCATATGACGAATCATTCCAAAAAGGTGCACACCTTTATATCAATGAAGATTTACCCAACAAGCCTATTATAGGAACTGTTGAAGGTGCGCCTAATGGTGTAGCATTAGTAGGTAGTGGAGAAAGTTTCCCTGTTTCATCTAATGATGATGACTACTTCCTAAGAACAGACTTTACACCAAACAGATTATTTAAGAAACAAGGTACTAGATGGGTTAAAGTACAAGACGATACTAAACAAAGTTGGAACAATGCTAATAGAATTTTAAGTTCATTTATTAATAACGACAGCATAACTACACAGTCAGACGGTAGTACAATAGATGAAATGCAATTTGTTAGTAAAGTTGTAAAACCTAAAACGGATAACTAAAATGAAAATATATGAAGTAGCAGATAAAGTAGAGAAAATGAAGAATAAACTTTATGACAAAGAGCAGGCATTAGAAACTGCTAGAAGCATAACCAAAGATATTAAATATGCAAATACTCATATGGAGATTATTAGTAAGTTGGGTACACTTGCAGAAGAACAAGGTTTAGTTTTAGACGAATACCAAGAAAGAAGAGTGTTTCAAGTGGCTAATAAATTAGAATCAGAAATTTACGAATTAGAAGAAGTGTTTAAAGATGCCATTAGAGATTTAAGAAACAAAATAGATGATATGGAAGAAGAATGAAATATTGGTATGACGAACAGTTAAGAAGGTACATACTTCAGTTTGTGAGAATATTTGCAAACTTTAAAGTTAAAGAAGGTGGTAAAGGAACACAAGATCCTTACTACAATCAAGTGCCTGTTAGATATGCCGATATGAACAGAATGGTTGCACATATACTTAGACAAAACTCTGAGAATATGATTAATAGCACACCATTTAT